CCGCCCTGGTCGCGTGCTGCCGGGACAAGGAGGAAGAGGACCGCTTCTGGCTCTTCCCCTGGTTCTGGCTGCCCGAGGCGATCGCGGTCGAGCGGTCCCACCTGGCCAGCTATGAGCAGTGGCACGCCGACGGCTGCCTCAACTATTGCTCGGGCGAGACGATCGACCAGCGGGATATCTACGCAAAGATCGAGGAACTCTCCAAGATTTTCAGAATTCAACAGCTTCGTTACGATCCCATTTACTCCGAGGAGATTTCCAAAAACTGCGATGAAGCGCTCGGCATTGAAAGGGTCGCGTTCAAGCAGACCGTCTTGAATTTCGCCGGGCCGTGCGCGGAGTTCGAGCGGCTGATCCTCTGCGGCCGGCTCCACCACGACGGCCACCCGATCCTCGCCTGGCAGGTCGGCCACGTCAACGTTTGGTGCGATTGCAACAAAAACCGGCGCCCCATCAAGCCTAAGCCGGGCGACTTCAAGACGATCGACGGCGTGGTGGCCGGGATCATGGCCCTGAGCGGGGCGATGGCCGGGGACGCCGGCGGGACCTCTCACTACGAATCCCACGAGATGAGTTACGTGTAACATGATCGACGACGCCTTGATCCTCGCCGGCGCGGCCGCGGCCGCGGTCGGCCTCTGGCTCTTGCACCCGTCGCTCGCGCTCTTGGCGATCGGTCTGGGCCTGGCGGCCCTGGGCACGGTCGGCATCGGCGCCCGCAAACGACTCCGGAGGAAACCATGATCGCCCAGTGGCTGCGTGAAAAACTTTCGACCGCCGTCAACCCGGCGAGCTGGTTCATCGACTGGATCCGCGGCGAGCCCGTGACCTCCGGCGTATCGGTGACCGAGCAGACCGCCCTCTGCTACTCCGCGGTCTGGGCGGCGACCGTATTCGTCAGCTCGGCAATCGCCAGCCTCCCCTGCTTGCTCTTCCGCGCAATCGCCGCCGACGACCGGGGTCGAGAAGTGGACGACTGGCGCTACGGCCTGCTCAAGTCGCGCCCCAACCCCGAGCAGGATTCCTTCATTTTCTGGCAGGAGCAGGCCATGTACCTGGTCAACTCCGGCAACTGCTACGCGGAGAAGAGCTACTTTCCGACCGGGCGCGTAGCCGAGCTTTGGCCTCTCCCGCCCAACCGCGTCAAGCCGTACCGCGACGGCCCGGGCGGTCCGGTCCGCTACGAGATCACGTCCGAGACCGGGGCCAAAAGGTACGCCGACCGCGCCGACGTCCTCCACGTTACCGGCCAACTGGCCGATGACGGGATCGTCGGCAGGGGCGTGATCCGCCAGGCCCGCGAGTCGATCGGCCTGGGGATCGCCACGGAGCGCTACGGCGGGTCGTTCTTCGGCAACTCCGCCGTGCCCGGCGGCGTGCTCGAACACCCGGGGAAGTACAACGAGAAAGCCGAGAAGAACCTCCGCGAGGGCTGGGAGCGGATGCACCGCGGCCCGGACAAGGGCTCGCGCACCGCCGTGCTGTTCGAGGGCGCGAAGTTCAGCTCCATCGGGATCGACAACGACGACGCTCAGTTCCTCCAAACCCGGCAGCACAACGTGACCGAGATCGCCCGCTGGTACGGCCTCCCGCCCCACATCCTCGCGGATTTAACGAGAGGCACCTTCAGCAACATCGAACAGCAAGATCTCGAAGTGGTCAAGTACTGCTTGCGGTTCTGGTTGGTGCGGCTCGAGCGGGCCCTGGGCCATCAGCTCCTCGGGCCCGAGGAGAAGGATCTCTACTGGGAGTTCCTTCTCGATGCATTCCTTCGCGGCGACACGGCCACGCGGACCGCCGCCTTCGTCCAGCAGTTCCTCAACGGGGCGATGACGCTCAACGAATGGCGGCGGGCCGAGAACCGCAACCGGATCCCGGGCGAGGACGGCGACCGCCACTTTGTGCCGCTCAATCTGGTGCCGCTGGACCGCGCCGGCCAGGGCCGTGGTGGCCGACGCCTGCGCCCGGATGGAGCGGATCGAGGCCAACGCCCTGCGCCGGGCGGCCCCGCGCCCGGGCAAGCGCCTGACGGGAAAGCGAAAGAGGAGGAGGACGAGGAGGAGCAGCGATCGCGGTCGGCGGCCAGGGCCGTGGTGGCCGACGCCTGCGCCCGGATGGAGCGGATCGAGGCCAACGCCCTGCGCCGGGCGGCCCGCCACCCCGAGTCATTTCTCAGGAAATGGGAGGAGTTCGCGGCCGGTCATCGCGACCTGGCCGCCTCGGCGATCCTGCCCGGCCTGGCCGTCTGGCTGGCCGCCCGCGGCGTGACCGGCGATCCGGCGCTCTTCGCCGCGATGGAGGCCCTGGCCCGTGTCACTCGGTTGACCGCCGCGGTGCTCCGCGCGGCGGAGTGCCGGCCCGAGGAGCTGATCGCCCGCGTCGATGCGCTCCTGGAATCCCCGGAGTTTACCTGGTCGATTTGGAAAGGACTTGACGAGGAGGTCTGATATGCCGTCCCCGAACGAGTGGCTCCGCACCCGCTTTGTCTCGCCCGGCGTGGGCGTCGATCGCGAGGCCGAGGTGATCCGCGGCTACGTCGTGGCCCAGGAGGGCCCGTTCAAGACGCCCGGCCGCGGGGAATTCGACCGCGACGGCCTGGCCAAGGTCGTCGAGCTGGTGAACGCCAGCCCCAACGGCCTGAAGAGCCGCCTGGCCCATCCGACGCTCTCCAGCGACGGGGTCGGCCGCTTCCTCGGCCGGGCCCGCGAGGCCCGGCTCGACGGCGTCGGTCCGCGCGAGAGCGAGGGCCGGCTCAAGACCGACCGGGTCGCCGCGGTCCGCGCGGACCTGCACCTGGACCCGTCGGCCCACAAGACGCCCAAGGGCGACCTGGCCGCCTACGTCATGGACCTGGCCCAGAGCGATCCCGACGCCTTCTCCTCGAGCCTGGTCCTCCAAACCGAGAAGCGCTACCGGTTGGACGAGAAGGGCCACCGCCAGCGGGACGCCGAGGGCGAGGACCTCCCGCCGCTCTGGTATCCCCAACGGCTCCACGCCTCGGACGTGGTCGACACCGGCGAAGCCGTGGACGGGTTTCTCTCGGCCGTGGCCCCGGCCGAGGTCCCGGCCGAGGACCTCGCCCGGGTCGCCGCCGAGTTCCTGGATGCCCACTTTGCGGGGCTGGACCGCGGCGCCCTGGAGGAGAAGGCCCGCGAGTGGTTCGCCCGGTACCTGGAATACCGGTTTGGTCCCCCCCGGGCCGACCCGCGGATCGCCGGTTACAGGCAGAGGAACCGGAGATAGTTTCCCCAATTAGGCCACCCGAGTTGTAGAATGGTCCTCTGACTCTTCGCCCCGCAGCCGTCGCTCGGGTCGAGGCTGGTTTTCCGCTCGGCGGCGCCGTCGCGCCCGGGCCTGCCGGCCATCCGTCCCCTCAGCCAACCGCGCACGATCCGCGCGCCCCAAGCACAAGAAGGACCAGACCATGCCCGTTGACCTGACCCAGCTCGGCAACGACCTGACCGGCAAGCAGGATGCCATCGACCAGGTGCTCTCCGCCGCGGAGAAAGAGGACCGGCAGCTCACCGCCGACGAGGCGACCCAGCTCGACACGCTGGAGAAGGCCCGCGACGAGGCGAAGACCCGGATCGATGCCCACCAGAAGCTCCGCGAGGCCCGCGCCCGCCACAAGAGCGCGGCCCAGTTCCTCAAGACCCCGCTCCCGCGCCTGACCGACGCCCCGGCGATCGGCGAGGAGGGCGAGCGGTTCCGCGTCCCCGCCCTCAAGATCCCCCTCCACGAGCCCCTCCGCCACTTCCGCGGGCCGGACGCCGAGGAGCGGGCCTATATCTCGGCCCAGTTCTTCCTGGCGGCCCTCTGGAAAGACCGCCGCGCCGCGCAGTGGTGCGAGCACAACGGCGTGCCGGTCGAGTGGTCCCCGGACCCGGACCGCGATGGGCTGGCGATGGGCGGCGGCCAAAACACCAAGGGCGGCTACCTCGTCCCAACCGTCCTCTCGCAGGTCATCATCGACCTCCGCGAGCGCTACGGCGTGGCCCGGGCCAACTGCCGCGTCTGGCCCATGTCGAGCGACGCCGAGAACGTCCCGCGCCGCACGGGCGGGGTGACCGCCTACTTCGTCGGCGAGAACGCGGAGATCACCGCCTCGGACAAGAGTTGGGACCAGGTGGGCCTGGTGGCCCGCAAGCTGGCCGCCCTCTGCAAGTATTCGAGCGAGATCGCGGAGGACGCGATCCTCAACATGGCCGACGACCTGGCCAGCGAGATCGCCTACGCCTTCGCCGTCAAAGAGGACGACTGCTTCGTCAAGGGCGACGGTACCTCCACCTACGGCGGGATCACCGGACTCCTCACCGCAGTCGGGGCCGGCTCGGTCGCCACCGCGGCCACCGGCGAGACGGCCTTCGGGACGTTGACCCTGGCGAGCTTCGAGAAAGTGATCGGCATGCTCCCCGAGTATCCGGGCATCCAGCCCAAGTGGCTCTTCCACAAGGCCGGCTGGGCCGCGGGCATCAAGCGCCTGGTCGACGCGGCCGGCGGCGTCACCGCCACCGAGCTGGTCAACGGCGTTCCCCAGCGGGAGTTCCTCGGCTACCCCGTCCTACTCTCCGGCTCGTGCAACAGCACGCTCACCGCCCAGGCGTCGACGCGGGTCAGCTACTTCGGGGACTACCGGCTGTCCAGCACGTTGGGCAGCCGCCGCGAGCTGCGAATCGACGCCTCGAAGGACCGCTACTTCGAGCTGGACCAGCTCGCGATCCGCGGGACCGAGCGGATGGACATCGTCAACCACGACTGCGGCAGCGCAAGCGCCGCCGGCGCCGTGGTGGCCCTCAGCACGGGAGCGGCCTCGTAGCCCCTTATTCGCGAAGAGGCAAGCTACTGCCTCTGCTTAAAGACTCTGAGCACAAAGGAAAAGACCATGCTCAATTTGCAGGCTGTGAAGTTCGCGCGGCTCATCGACCCGGCCGCAATCAAGGACAACGGGTCCTGGACCGGCGTGGAGATCGACACGCTCGGCTTCGACTACCTCACCATCGTCTGCTATTACGCCGCATCGGACATCGCGATGGCCGCCCTGTATCTGACCGAATCGGATGCCACCGGCTCGGGCCACGTCGAGATCACGGCCACGGATTTCAGCGACACAACCCAACTGGACCTGGATGGGGCCGCGCTGGCCCTGCCCAGCGCAACGGACGACCCCAGCTTCCTGGTCGTCCACCTGGATCTCCGCAAGCGGAAGCGCTTCATCAACATCGTGGCCACGGGCGGCGACGGGTCCGCGGGGGCCTTCCTGACCGCCTTGGGGATCCTCTCCCGGGCGGAGCACGCCCCGGCCAGCTCCGCCGAGCAGGGCGCCCACCAGGTCGTGGTCGTCTGAAAAGCAGTTGGCAGTTGTCGGTTGTCAGTTGGCGGTACCGACAACTGGCAACTGTCAACTGACAACTGCTGACAACTGTCAACTGCCGCGAGGGCCGAGCGATGCTGATTCGATTCGTGAAGTCGTGGCGCAACAAGAAGCCCGGCGACGTGTCCGACTGGCCGGGCGGGGCTGCGGACCTCTTGATCCGCCGCCACCTGGCCGAGGCCGTCAAGCCCGAGAGCGGAAAGCCGAGAGCGGAAAGCGGAAAGCGGTTAGTAAAGGCCCAGCCAAAGGGCGCGCGATGACCTACCGCCTGATGACTGCCGCGGTCAAGGAGCCGGTCGCACTGGGCGAAGCGCTCGACCATCTCCGCGGCGTCGACGGCGAGGAGCACGCCTATGTCGCCGACCTGATCGCCCGGGCCCGGCGGTGGGTCGAGCGGCAGAAGGACCGGCAGCTCATCACGGCCACGTGGGAGCTGGTCCTCCCCTGCTTCCCGGGCGAGATCGAGATCCGCAAGCTCCCCGTCCAGTTGATCGCCTCGATCAAGTACTACAACTCCGCCGGCGTGCTCACGACCCTGGCCGCCGGCGGGTATCAGAGCTTGATTGCGGACCCCGACGAGCCGGGCCGGATCATGCCGGCTTATTCCAAGTCCTGGCCGACGATCCGGGGCGGGCTCTACGAGGCGGTCGTCGTCAACTTCAAGGCGGGCTACGGCGACGACCCGGAGGACGTGCCGGAGGAATATCACCACCTGATCCTGTTGTTGGCCGGCCACATGCACGAGCACCGGCTGCCGGCCGACGCGGCGCCGGAGGTGAAGGAGTTGCCCCTGGCGATCCAGAGCTTTCTGGACGCCGCGGAGTGGGGCCGGTACGGGGGATGAGGGCAGTACAAGTAGTTGTCAGTTGTCAGTTGACAGTTGACAACCGCTCCGACAACTGACAACTGGCAACCGACAACTGCTCAGATGGACCCGGGGAAGTTGAGACATCGGGTGACGATCCAGCAACCGGCGCACCCCACGGCCGACGGCGAGACGACCACCACGTGGGCCGACGTGGCCGAGACGTGGGCGGCGATCGAGCCGATCGCCGGCCGCGAGTACTTCACGGCGACCGAATTCCGGGCCGACGTGACCCACCGGGTCACCATCCGCCACCGGGCCGGCATGAAGAGCACCTGGCGATTGCTGCTGGGCCACGGGGCGACGCAGCGGGTCTTTTACCCTATGGGCCCGCCGATCGACGTGGGCGAGCGAAACAAGTGGCTCGAGATGATGTGTAGGGAGGCGGAAAGCGGATAGCGGAAACCTGACAACCGACAAGTGACGACGGCGACAACCGCGGAGATTCATGCCGGTGCCCAACCCCGATATCCTGAGCCTGGTCGATGCCCTGGTGACCGCGCTGGACGCGGCGAGTTTCGCCGTCAAGGCGGATTACGCCTGGCAACCCGAGCCCTGGGTCAAGTTGTCGGACTCGGCCCTGGCCACTCCCCAGGTTTGGGTGATCGACTTCGCCGACGCGCAGGAGACGATGCCGCAGATTGACGTGCCCATCGACGAGCACATCCTGCTGCTGGTGGTCCAGCGCAAGATCGCCCCCCGCGAGAGGATTGCCACGATCGTGAGGACGCTGGCGGGTTTGGTCGGGGAAATCTGCCGGTTTTGCCGTTTAACGGACGAGATCGACGAGGCAAGTTGCCGCAAAATCGAACGGAAGCCCGCCCGCGACTTCGACGCGCTCCACCTCGAAGGGCTCTTCCGGGCCGAGGTCCTCACCACCTGGAGGCGCATGGGGTCCTGACATGCAGAAATACCGCGAAGGACACGGCGGCGGCAGCGGCACTCCTTCGAGTGGCCCCGGCAGCGCTTTCGTTGGATCGGCCCAGGTCGAGATCCGGATATTCGGGACCGAGGAGGTGATCGCGGCATTCGAGCGGCTCTCCCACGGCGCGCAAAATCGCGTACTGAAGCCGATCATGACCTCGGCGTCGAATCAGATCGCCGAGGCCCTCCGCGGCGAGGCCCCCGAGGAGTCCGGCCTCTTGAAGCGGGCGATGGGGTCCTCCCCGCTTCGGACCTACGCCACGGCCCTCTTCATCACGGCCGGGGTCCGCCGCGGCTTCCGCCGATCGGTATCGCTGGCGCGCACGGGCCGCTGGCGGATCCGCGGCAAGAAAGCCACGGAATCGGCCGGCGGAGAAATGATCCGCAACCCGGCCAAGTACCTCCACCTGGTGACCGGCGGGCGCAAGGCGGTCTCGGCGACCAACGCCCGGGTGCTCTACAGCGCGCAGATCAACACGTTTTTCGGACGCCACGCGAAAAAAGTCGATCCCAATCCGTTCGTCCAGCGGACCTTCGCCTCGGTGGCCTCGACCGTCTGCACACGGATTTGTCAGGAGGCGGCCGGACGGATCGTCGAAGAGTCGAGCAGAGGGGCTAGGAGCAGTTGACGGTTTGCAGTTGTCAGTTCTCAGTTGTCAGTCCGACAACTGACAACCGACAACCGACAACCGACAACTGCTTCCGACAACTGACAACTGCGAGAGGAACCAACTCATGTCCACGCGAATGTTCAACGGGACCGTCCTCACGTTCGGCGGCTCGCCCGTCGGCGGGCTTGTCGGCCTCGCCTACAAGATCGGCGGGACCTGGGTCGACGTCACCGTCCCCGAGGACCTGATAAAGCTCTACGAGCTCTCGACCCAGCCGGAATTGCAAATGTCCCTGAAGTTCAAGGGCTGCCACACCCTGATCGACCGGGCCAAGAGCGCGATCGGGATCGTGTTCAGCAACGGCTTCTATTCCACCATGCCGGGGACGTGGCAGGTCGGCAACTTCGACTATAACGGCGATCAGGACGCGCCTTGGAATTCCTCGGCCGAGGCCCGGCCCACCGTGGCGTGAGCAGTTGTCGCGAGCAGTTGTCAGTTGTCAGTTGACAGTTGACGGCCGCTCTGACAACTGGCAACCGAAACTGACAACTATTTGGGAGACCAGACATGGCCAAAGGCACCATCAGCGGCTCGGCCTCCGTGGCCGGCGTGAACATCCCCTTCTCGATCGAGCGGATGGGCAACGGCGTCTGGGGCCTCGACCCCACCAGCGAGCCCGCGGCCCTCCTGCCCGCGGCCGTCGCCGGCAGCCTCACTCTGTGGACCAGCAACACCGTCGGCTCGGTGACGGCCGCCGGTCACGGCCTTACGACCGCCGACAAGGCCAATATCTTTTGGGGAGGCGCAACCCCCGGCTGCCGTTACGGCGTGACCGTGGGCACCGTGGCCGGCGACGTGGTCCCGTTCACCGCCGGCGCGGGTGACAACCTGCCCGCCGAAGACACGGCGGTGACCATCGCCGAGGTCGTGGTCATCGACTGCGCCGACCTGGACGGCGACAAAGTGCAAATCTTCGCGGTCGTTTGCGACAAGCGGGCCCACATCGCATTCATGGACGTCGACGAGGCTGTGGTGGGCACCACGACTGGCCAGTCGGATTTGTCCGCCAATGAGCCCTGGTACTGGGCCAAAGAAAGCGGCCCGGCGAATCCCTTGAGCGGAAACCCGTTCACCCACATCCACGCCTCTTGCGGGGCGGCGGCCGTCGGAAACCTCCGGGCAGGGATGATCTACAGCACGTAAGGATCGAAAAGCGGAGAGCGGAAAGCGGAAAGCGGAAAGCACCTACCACAAGGAACAAAACGCATGGCCTTACGCGACGAGATCAAGGCGTTCGTCGACGCCGCCGTGAAACCGCAGGTGACGCCGGTGCCGACCCCCGAGCTGCCCCGGTGGGACGGCCAGGTCTACGTGGCCCGGGTCTGCGCCCGGGCCGTGGCCGACTTCCTGCTGGGCGCCGCCGGCGACGACCCGGCCGCCCAGCTCGACGAGCGGGCCCGCTTCGTCTGCCGGGTGGCGACCGATCGGGACGGCTCCCGGATCTTCCAGGACGAGGACGTTCTCTGGCTGTCCTGCGCGGCGGCCCTGGGACCGATGGTCGAGCGCCTCTACTGGGCCGGCCGGGAGGTCAACGGCCTGACCGAGGAGAACCGCACGGCCTGGCGAAAAAACTCAAGCGGCGCGGCAGGCGGTGGTTCGCCTTCCTGCTGTGCCGGACCTGCGACACCGGCTTCGGACTCGACGCCGACCGCCTCCTAGCCGAGACCCCGGCGGACCTCTTTGAAGACTGGCGAGCGCTCTACGACGCGGAGCCGTGGGACGCGGAGCGGAGCGACCTGGCCGTGGGGACCCTGATCGCGCACCTGGTCGCATCCCACGGCGGCGAGCCGAAGCCGCCGCGGGACTATATGCCGTTTCTAAAACGGCCGCCCGAGGAGAGACGGCAGTCCCAAGACGAGATGCGGGCCGCGTGGGACCAGGTCTACCGGATCATGGAGGAGCGAGTTGAGAGCGGAAAGCGGAAAGCGGAAAGCGGAAAGCGTGAAAACCCCTAGCCCCTAGTCCCTAGCCCCTAGTTCCTTTCCCATGAGCAGCTTTCTAAGACTCGATGCCGGCGGGGCCGGTCTCCAGTTCGCCGCCGTGGTCAATCCGGGCGGGGCCGGGGCCCGCGGCTACACCCCCTCGACGCCGATCGCCGCCGGCAAGCCGTCGCTGACGTGGGACCTGGACCTGGCCACGGCCACTTTCGCCGCGGGCCACGGCTTCGTCACCAACGATGTCTGCGACCTCTACTGGGCGGCGGGCAAGAAGTGCCAGATGGTGGCCACGGTCACCGTCAACAGCGTGGCCCTGGCCGGCGGCCACGGCGATTCGTTACCCGCCGACGGGACCGCGGTGGTCCTCTGCAAGCGGACCGCACTGGCCGACCTGGCCTTTGCGGGCAACTCGCTGACGGCCTACATCGCCTCGGCCGGGCAGCGGGTCGTCTTTGACTTCCTCGACTCCGGAGGCACAAGCCAGGCCGTGATCGAGGTCCGATGCCCGCCCTTCCCCGAGTTCTGGTTCACCGGCTACGGCACCAACGCCTTCGCCGGCAAGGCGATCGCCTCGGCCACGGTCAGCAACGGCTCCGCCCTGGCCGCGGCCTCGCCCAAACTAGCGCTTTTCAGCAACACCTAACCGACAACTGACAACCGTCAACTGACAACTGTTTATGGCCTCCGTTGCCGGATCTATCCGAATCGAGATGATCGCCAACACGGCCCGCTTCACCGGGGGCCTCCGCGAGGGCGGCCAGGCCCTCAATTCGTTCCACGACCAGTTCCAGAAGGTCCAGCGGGGCTTCAACAGCCAGAAGGCCGTGGGCGAGCGGATCGGGGCCGAGTCCGCCGCCTGGAAGTCCTCCATGAAGGAGCTGCGGGCGGATTACGGAATGAACGCGCGGGGCAGCATGTTGCCATGGTACAGCATGGAACGTATGAATCTCAGGCCCGACCAGGCGGAGCGAAACCGCATCCGGTGGGCGAACATGCTCCCGTGGGGCAACACCATGCGGACAACGCTCACCGCGGAGGCGGCTGCGACGGCCGCCGCGATCGGCGATGGGACCAAGAAGATCGGCCACGCGCTTCGGGCCTCCCACGGCGAGCTGACCTTGCTGGCCGGCGAGATCGGCGGCGCGGCCGGCTTCGGGGGCCTGGGGATGATGGCCCGGTTCTTCACCTCGCCCCTCGGCATCGCAGCGGCCGCGGCCACTCTGTATACGGTCAAGGCCATCGCCGACGCGCGGGAACACAACCGCCTCGCGGGAGAGGCCCGACATGCCGCGTTCCAGGCCGGCATCGGCGTCGAGGACGCCAGCAAGCTGCTCTACGCCGGCGTCGATCCCATGCACATCTCGCGGATGCAGCGGGCGCTTTGGGAAGGCAACCCGAGGCAAGCGGCGGCCTTCAGCGAGCTGGGCTTAGACCGGCGGGAGTTGACCAACCTCCCCGCCACGGAAACGCTCGGCAAGGTGTTTGACTCGCTCGAAGGAATTGTCAATCCGGCCAAGCAAACGGCCCTTGCAATGGACCTCTTTGGAAAGTCCGGGGCCGAGATCCTCCCGGTCATGAAGGAGTTCCGCGAGAAGCTAAAGGACATGCCGGCCTTCTACAAAGTCACACCGGCAGAGGCAGAAGAGGCGAAAGCCTCGGAGCGCGCCGCAAAAGGCGCGAAGTCCGCCGCATGGGGAATCTTCAGCACGAAGTGGTGGAACCGGCGGTTCGAGGACGTAATGACGCTGCGACCGCTCACCCTGATGGGAAAACTGGCCGAGAGCGAGGGGTCGGGCACTCCATTCGATGATCCTCTCGGCGAGACCCGCCGAGGCGAGGATTGGCGGCAGGACAATGCCGACGAGTTGGCACGCATGGCCGTGAATAAGCGGAAACACTACGCCCAGGTCGATGCGGAGATGCGTCGCCGCAACCGGCGGCTTGGCATTTATGACCAGCAGGACATCGAGGATCGGGCCGCCTTGGGGGTGAAGTCCTCTTACGCCGTCTTCAAACAATCCATGAAGGCCCTCGACCTCGTCGGAGGACTCGTGACGGAGGCGGAGCGCAGCTTGGCCGAGCGGCAGTTCCGCCGGCAGGCCATCGGCGACGTGATGAGCGGCTACAGCGACGTGCAGCCCGTTGCCGCGATGGCCCTCGGATCATCCGAGGCGTACTCCGCGATCGTCGCCAACCAGCTCGCCGACCCCAAGCTCGCCCTGGCCGCCGAGGCCAACGCCAAACTGGACGAGATTGTCCGCCACCTCAAGATCCTGGCCTCCCAGGGCCGCGGCCCGGGCGGCCGGGTCTTGAACTAACAACTGATAACTGCCAACTGACAACTGCCATGTCCGTACTCTGGGTCCGAAATCTGCTGGGTGGCGGCGACACCGTCGGCGCGAACGGCGAGCGGACGTTCAATCGCCTCTACCTGGTCAAATCCGACGACCCGCACGAATTGCGCGAGGTGATCCTGGAGGCGTTGTCGGCAGAGGAAGAGGTTGCTTATGGAAGGCGACACGGAGAGGACGCAACGGCCCTCTGCTCGCGGATCAATCCCGAGCGGAGCAAGCAGGACCCGTACCTCTGGCAGGTGGCGGTCGAGTGGCACACCAAGCACGGCGGCAGCCAGCCCGACGACGATCAGCTCCTGCCCGACCAGCGCCGGCAGAGGTGGACCTATCGCTTTAGCCAGGTCCGCAAGTTCCGCTCCCGCGACCTGGACGGCCGCTGCTTCAAGGACTCGGCCTGGACGCCCTTCAATCCGCCGCCGACCGTCCCGATCATCGTCGACGAATGGACGGTCCGAGGCTACGCCGGGGCCTTGACCCGCTGGGCGGACCGCGAGTTCATGAACGCCTGCAACTCGGAGCCCTGGTTCGATCTCTTGCCCGGGGAGGCGATGATCGAGAACATCACGGCCTCCGACGAGTTCGAGATGGGCCAGTGGTGGTGGGTCAAGCAGATCACGATCCTGGTCTCGCCCAAGTTCGAGGGCACCCACGGCCTGGACGAATGGGACAACATCCCGCCGGAGGGCGGCTTCGACTACGAGTACATCCTCGACGCCGGACCCAAGAAGCTGGTGGATGCGAACGGGGCCCCGCCCAGCCCGGGCCACCCGGCGGTAAGGGCTATCCCGATCGCCGACGACGTGAACGGCACGCCGTACCTCGCCGGCTCGCCGGTGCTCTTGGACGGCCAGGGCCGCATTCTGGCGGCGAATGCCGAGGAGGTCTACCTCCGTTTCCGAACGAAGAACGAGATCGACTTCAACCTGCTGGGCC